AAGTTAATCTCGTAACAAATTTTGCTAAAACTGATTATATAGATTCTCTTAATGATGGGTATATTGATACAAAAGGTGGTACTATTGTTTATAGTTTATCATCAACTACAGAAGTAACACAACCAGCAACTGGAACGAACACTTTATTAGAATTGGTAAATGATTATGAAAAATTGGCTAAAGATTTGAATTCTTTTTTTAATGATTATAAATCAAAAATTAGAATAAATTTGAATGATTACCCAACACCAACAGGACAAAATCAAGTTATACAAAATGAAACAGACCAATTATTTTATATCTTTATGTCAAATATTATATCAGATACAAATAAAAGAAGTGAATTTGTGTCTAATATAACTCGAGAAAATGAGAATGAAAAAAATTCATCTAGTGTGACACTACCTGATTTTTCTACTAACTATTGGAATAACGTATCTAATTCATACCAACAGTATAAAGTGTTTGATAAAAATAAATTGAATCCTCTTACTGAAAATCCAAATTACAGTAAGTTTGAACCTTACACTCCGGGTAAAGAAAGAAAATTCACGTATAGTTTAAATAATAATCCAACAGATAATCAAAAAAATAGATTGAAGAATTTGTATAAAGATGGTAATTCAAATGTGAATGATAGAACATATAATGGAAAAAATACTTTTAACTAATGGCAGAATTATATTATAATAGGTACTCTGATTTTTTAATTAATGGACAACAAACTGTAGTTCCTTATGTGAAGTTACCAAGTAAATCAACCGATAAAACGTATTTTTATAAGGCTGGTATATCTCGTTTGGATAAAATAAGTCAAGAATTTTATAACAGTCCATTTTTTGGTTGGTTGATTATGCAAGCAAATCCTGATTATTCTGGGTTGGAATGGAATATACCTGATGGGGCTCTATTGACAATTCCTTTTCCGTTGATACCTTCTTTACAAGATTATAAAGGTGCTTTAGATAATTATTTCTTTTATTATGGTAGGTAATGATGAAAATATACTTGTAGAATTCGACTATCAGAATATTATTATAGTAGACCCAAACAAAATAGTAGATTCTGAAGGTAGAGTTAAAGATAGACAGATTAAACACGAAAATTTAGTTACCTACGCTAATTTGGAATGTCAAGTTTTACCAAGAACGAGATTAGCGGTTGGAACTAACAATTTAAGTGAAATTCAAAATGTAACAATTGCAAGTGTTAACTTTTTAGCACCTGCCGGTGAGGAATTTTTAAAAAACACCTTTTATGATGAATTTATAGGTGAAAAAGATATTTCTGGTAATTTGAAATATAACCAACAAAAAACAACTTTATCTTCTGTACAAATTGATGATAAAACTACAGAATATTATCTTAAACAAAGTACTCAAAATAACTATGATACAGGTTTATTAGGAATGCGAACTATTAATGTAACAGTTAATAGTGCAGGGTTTACTGAAGTAAGTGTAGAATTAGAAGATATAAGAGGAAGAGCATTATTTGAAAAAGGTGAAGAATCACCATACGCAGCTTTTTTCAATTTACCATATCCAATTTTTTATCTTACACTAAAAGGTTATTTGGGTCAAGCAATAAAGTACCAACTTTCATTGTTAAGTTTTTCTACGGACTTTAATACAGATTCAGGTAATTATAAAATTTCTTTGAAATTTATTGCATACAAATATAATGTATTGACAAGTGTTAATATTGCACATTTGTTGGCGACACCATATATGTATAATGTAAATTATTCTGTAACTGAAAATAATGTAACACCGGCTCAACAGGGGAATGGTACAAACGATGTTCAACAAATATCTACAAGTAAAGGATTTGGTAAAATTAGGGAAGTTTATTCAGAATACAAATCAAAAAATTTGGTTGACCAAGATTTACCTGAACTTACATTAAGACAATTAACTGTAAGATTAGAAAGGTTAGAAAAGTTTATACTCGAATCTTACGGTAAAGAAGAACTCGGTTCTGTCACCGATGCCGACAATTATAGAAATGATTTACAAGAATACGAAGGTGAAGTTTATTATTTTGGAAATTCTTGGTTTAATGAATATTTGGATAGAAATAAAGGATTTGTAGAAAGTGGAACAGGTAACATTGTGTATACTTTTAACAAACAAACAATTGACAATAACAGGCAAGAAATTGCGCTTTCAACTTTAGAAAGTTTGATTAACACTTACAACAATACCCTTAAAGAAAACCCCACATTCGGAGAAAACGGTTCTTATAGGGTTTCAGGTAAAGAATATAAATCTAACATAGATGTGAACATTTCTTTGTCGGATGTTAAATTTTTAATTAATTCTAATAATATAGATTTTGAAAAATCATTTATTCTACAAAATGGGAGACAACCAACCCCAATCGAATTAAGCTCATTCACAGAAACAAGTAAAGCCACAATCTTCAACTCTGTTGCTCAAGAAAATGGTCAGATTACATATACTTGGTTTTCTTTTGATGGTCAAAATAGATTTTTACAAAAAACTAGTCAAATTTCAAACACTCTACAAAAATTATCTGAAGAAATTGACCAAAAATTATCTGAAGCGTTATCATTACAAATACAAACTAAAGATAATGGATTAGGATTTAGACCAACTATAAGAAATATTTGCGGTATTTTGATGGCAAATACTGAAGCGTTTTTAAGATTGATGAATGATGTTCATAAACAATCTTGGGATGTAAGAGATAATCAGATAAGAAGAAATGTAATTTTAGGTCAAACAACAATAACTAATCCTGACGATGTTGCAGGAAATCCAATATACCCTTGGCCTCAATATTTTATAGAAACCAATAATGAAAAAGGTGAAAAGTATGAACTAAGATACCCTGGTGACCCAAAAGTAATCAATTCTACGAAGGGTTATTTATATGAAGTTTGGCCTGAAATACAGTTTGTGGAAGAATATTTGAAAGGATTGACACAAACAACCGAAACAAATGTTGACCCCGGACCCATTGCTTCTGATGTCGGTGTTATAAATAGAATTTCATTAAATTCGTTAGATTATTACCCAAGTAATAGAATTTTCGCAAACAAAGAAGAAGTTAAATTTTTCTATGAAATGTATGAAAGAGTGTTTTTATCTCCATTTTATCAAAAATTTAATAAAAAATATGTTTTGGATTCACAAGTTTCACAAGTTGTGTCCGAATCTGAAAGTTTGAATCTTGAAAATGCGTTAGGAATAAGTAATCCATATTTAATATCAAAAATTAAACAATATGGGTTAGGTGCATCAGGATTTGTCAATTTTTTACAATCTATATCAAACAATGGGACTGGTGAAAGTTGGCAAAAATTTATTAGGGGTGAATTTGTTACACCATATATTGCTGAAGAAGTTGACAAAAGTTTTGAATTATTTCTTCCTTTAGTGAATGTTGGAAACCAATCAGTACAACCAGAACCAACAAATATAAATAAACTGAAAGAATTTTTAGAATCAACCAAAACTAACGAAACTGATTTCACAGATACTTTTCCTTTTACTATTCCGGGTTGGTTCAAAACTAATTTAGCGGATGGTAAATCTTCAAATCAAAAAGACATTTATAATACAACAAAAGTTTTGAAGTATAATTCATCTTTTAAGATGATATCTAATTTTACTGAATCGAATCAAACTCAATCAGTAAGACCAATAACATCTTTTAATTTTTATAACATAACAAAACCAACAATAAATCAAGGTGTTGTAGGATTGAAAAGTTTTTATCAACAAAGAAAAATTACAGATTTTTTACCAACTGAGGGATATGTTTACTATAATGATTATGTTGGAAACCTGAATAATGTACAAACAACTTCTATTTTAAACACACCATATTTCCACAATGCAATTTCTGAAGGTATTTTTAATCTCAAATCAAACACCCAACATCCATTTGTCGCTGCGGCTTATTTATTCTTGAATAGTTTACCATTAGCGACATTGAGAGAAAAGTATAAAACATATGTTAGTGCCCAAAACACAACAGATTTAGATTATATTTTTGCAACATTAAAAAAATTCGGTGCAATTCATAAGGTACCATATGCTTGGATTTTAAAATATGGCTCAATTTGGCACAGATATAAAAAATACACTGATGATGGTATTGATATTTTAGATAATGTATGGACTAATTTTGATTATTCGTATTTTTATGACCCAATAACATCTAATCCTCAGAAACAATATACAATTACCGCTAATTCACTAAACAATGTTGTGACATTACAACAAACTTCAATTGTTGCAGGAAATTCACTTGTAGAAATGAATTTAGGGTTTTATCCTCTTTTGATTAATAATTACAATTATTTGTTGAAGGGTGAAGATTTATTTACATTATTTACAAATCAAGAAATAAATGACAATTTAGTAAGTGGATATACCTTGAATATATGTGATGATGCGGTTATTAATAAAAATTTGGGATATAATCCTTCGAATCCGAATGAATCTCTCAAAATAACACCTTGGGTTGTAACAGTGAAGGATAATAATAACGGGATTGAATATATCGTACCTTCTTTTGGTAGTAATATTAATCAGTTACAAGTTGAATTATTTAAGAATAATGGTAATTTAGACATTTCCCCTGTTTCGAATAGTTCTGTATTTGATGGTTCTATTAGAGGATTTTTATCATTACCTCACTTTGGATATTTTGATAATTCACAAATAGATAGACCAAATCCTGACAAATATATCAAAGATATATTTTCCGCGCAATCACAACAAGAAGCAATTTCATTTAACAAACAAAATGGTTATGTAACCATAGAAGAAATACTTGGGGTATTCAATAAGCAAATTATGGATTTGTTTGAAAAAGAATTCTTAACATTTTGTAATAGTATGTATGATTATAATGCAAACTATGCAAATTTGGATGGTTCATCGAATATTAACAATAATAAAATTTCCACAGACCCAAATCCACAGTTTAAGAATTTCCAAATGTTGATGAAACAAATGTTACAAATAACACCAACAACATTTACTAATTCTAAAGATTATATAAATAAAATATCCGAATTACAGTTAAGTCAAGTTGTAAATACAATTCAAAAATTTTTGGAATTTGATGTAACATTTAAGTATGGAAATCCATCTGATTTTAATAGAAGAGTTTTTGATAGTTTTTCAACAACTAATATAGTTTTAGATGGTGTTGATTTCGGACCATATACACCTAACACACTTCCTGGTGATGGTGTAACAGTTGCTCAATCTGAAATTATTTACCCTGATGCTTGGAAAACTTTGAAAATATATTTAGGAGAGCCAACAATTCCCGATTTAGAATATGTAGATACAGGTTCAACAATAACAGATTTTTTTATTGATAATAATATTGAATTTACACCTCAAAGTGTTGCTACTTTATCTACTTTAATTAAAATATATTCAACTCAAAAAGCAATTAATCCAAATTATAATCCTACATCATTAATTTCTGATGTTAATAGTTATTTACAAAACGGTGAATCGATTTTAAATCAGATATTAAATTCTTTTTTAAACACAGTAAGAAAAAATTTACCTGATGTAACTGAAACTCCTGAAGGTAATATAAAACCAGCTGTTGAAGGAAATCAAAGTAAACTAGAACTTTGGGAAACCTTTAAAGCTTTTAACGATAGTTGGATTGCTGGAACAGATTATTCACAAACACTATTGTTCGAAGATTTATTATTTTTGGATAGGGCTAATAGGGATATTGGGGATTTAATTGTTGTTGACCCATTTAAAGTAAAAAATTATTTAACCAATTTGAACATAAGTGCATCAACTTATTCTTATCTTATGACAATATTGGAAACACATCATTTTGTAACGATGATGTTACCGGCGTATGTAAATTATTATAATATTATTGATGGAACCGATGGTACTCAAGCCTTTGTTGATTCGACTACGGAATTTGGTAATAATCTATTCGGAACCTTTTTGAATGTTGATACAAGGAAATCAAGTCCTAAAATGGTTGCAAGATATACCGAACCTGGTAGTAAATACCCTGCGAGTGATACGAGTAAAAACCCAAATTTCAGATTCAAATCTGACGCTTTTGATATAGTGAAATCTGCAGATTGTCCTTTGGTAGATAAATTAAATGGTAAAACTGATTGGTCAAAATCAAATAGAGTGGTTGGTTTTAATGTTGATATTGGAATTAGAAATCAGAATGTTTTTAAAAATTTTTCTGTTGCTCAGGAATTGGGTAAACAAACAAGTGAATCATTGGTTGCATTGGATGATGCGATAAATCAATCATCTGGACGAAAATCTACCACACAAAATGTTTCTTTGTATAACTTTTACAAAAATAGAAGTTATAAGTGTAGTGTAACATCGTTGGGGAATGTAATGATTCAACCCACGATGTATTTTAATTTACGACACGTACCAATGTTTACCGGACCATATTTGATAATGGGGGTTAAACACACGATTAGTCCTGGTGGTTTCATAACAACTTTTGAAGGTGTAAGACAAAGTATATTGTCATTACCAAAAGTAACCGACTATATGCAAACAATTGCAAAAGAAATTTTACAGTCACTTAGGGATAAGAAAAAAGAAGCCGATAGAAATCTTTCTAAGAGTGGTCAAACTCAAAACAATGTATCGGAAGTAAGTAAAGGTTATAATAGTAACACTCAGGAATTAAGTCAAATTTCAACATCTTGTTTATTGGGTGCAAATAGTAAATTTTCTTTATTTGTAAAATTGGATGGTAAAACACCCACTTATAATGGTGTTAATAACTTGGAAAGTAGTTTATCCATTACAGAATTAGTTGAGAAAATTAATAATTTTATAACTGACATTAAAGCTAAAAATTACACATTTGTTTTGTCATATTTGGAATCATTCAACGGTACACAATTTAGAACATATAATGAAAATTACGCAGGTGTGACATTAGAAAAAAATTATACAACAAGTTTAATCAATATTTTTTTTCAACAATGTTACTCTTGTCAAAATCAGAGTGATGGTACTTCTAAACCCTATGCGGTATTCAAAGAAAATAAGTTTTTTGGGTTTATGAACAGTTACTTACCTAAAAAAATTGTTAACTTCAATATAAATAAAGAAAGTTTCGCCGAATTTTATTTTAAAAATTGGATACAAAGCTCAACAAGTACACAATCATTTGATACTTTTAAAACCACACAAGAATACACAAATTTATTAAATGAAGTGGAAAAAGCTTTAGTTCTTGCAAAAAATAATGGTTTATAAGTTTTTTAATCAAATAATTGATATTTATAAAAAAAAGATTTATGAATACAAAGAATGCTTTAGATAGATACCTTAATAAGCAAGGTAAATATAGTGAAAAAGACGCCGGTAACGGATTCAAAGAAGTTTGTGATTTAGAAACTGGTGATTGTTATACGCTTAGAATGAAAGATGGTTTAATAGAAAGAGTTGACAATACGATGAAAACACATAGAAAAGTACAAGTTGAAACCCCTGGTGGTATAAAACAATTATTAAATGGATAATTAAAATGAGCATTGATAAAAAAATTCTACAAGAATTAGCAAGACACAATAAGATTAATAAATACATAACCGAACAAGAAGCGGGTGAATTACCACCACCTCCACCCGGTGATGAACCGGCTATTGAACCTGCACCAGATGTTACGGCAGGAGTACCTGAAACACCTGCTGCTGAAACCACCCCTGAAGTTATTGATGTGGAAAAAGATGAAGAAGTTGAAAAAATTGATACAAAAGGTGAAAGTGAAGAAGGTGAAGATACAGAAGAACTTGATATAACTGATTTGGTTACCGCCCAAGAAAAAATACAGACAAAACAAGATGAATATTTCGATAATCTTTTCCAACAATTAGAGAATCTAACAAGTAAATTATCTGAAATGGATAAAATTGTTGATAAGGTTAATTCCATTGAACAGAAAATAGAAAAATATAGAATCAAAACTCCTGAAGAAAAATTAGAACTTAGAAGTTTGGATTCATATCCATATAGTCAAAAACTAACAGATTTCTTTGTTGACAAAGAGCAAGACCTTGAAAAATCAGGAAAAAATGAATATGTTCTTACTTCCGATGAAGTAACAGATTTCAGTCCTTCTGAAATCAGAAAAACATTTTCTCCACCATCAAGTTTGGATGATAGTTTTGATTTGAATAAGTATTAAATCTCATTTGACATTATATTAATTATCACTTATATTTAGGTTGTATTAATAAACAATTTAAATATTTTTAATTATGTCAAATGTATTAGATTCAGTTCTGGCACAGTACGAAAAGTCAAAACAGTCAAGTGGTTCAGGAAACAAAATGTCACAAGAAGAGCGAATGAAAAAGTATTTCGCTGCGGTATTAACAAAGAATGAAAATTCAGCTCAAAAGAAAATTAGAATTCTACCAACAAAAGATGGAAGTTCGCCTTTCGTTGAAGCTTGGTTTCATGAGGTCCAAGTAAACGGACAATGGGTAAAGTTGTATGACCCAGGAAAAAACGACAACGAAACATCTCCATTAAATGAAATTCATGACGAATTAATTTCAACAGGAAATGCTGCTGATAAAGAATTGGCAAAACAATATAAATCAAGAAAATTTTACATCGTAAAAGTAGTGGATAGAGATAATCCTGAAGATGGTGTTAAATTTTGGAGATTTAAACACAACTACAAAAATGAAGGTGTTTTAGATAAAATTATTCCTATTTGGAGAGCAAAAGGTGATATCACTGACCCTGAAAAAGGACGTGACCTTATCATTGAGTTAGCAAAGGCTAAAACCCCAAAAGGAAAAGAATATACAATTATCCAAACAGTTATGTATGATGACCCATCAACTGTTAGTGAAGATAAGGAAACTGCAAAAAGTTGGATTAATGATGAATTAACTTGGAGAGATGTTTACTCCAAAAAACCAACCGAATATTTGGAAGCAATTGCAAGAGGTGAAACTCCAAGATGGGATTCAGATAAAGGTGGGTATGTTTACGGTGATTCATCAACTTCTGAAGTATCTATGGGTGGAAACAATAGTTATGTTGACCCACAAGCAGATGACGAACCATCTGATGATATGCCATTCTAAATTAAACTGAGCATGGACACTTGCATTGACAATGTGTCCATGCTTTATTATTTTTAAAATATTATGAATAAAGAAAATAGAATTACACAAAAAATGTATGATGCTTTATGCAAAAAATATGAAGCAGAATGGGCGGATGCTGAAGCGTCATTATTAGTATACTTTTCTTCACCAGTTGGTATTGGAGAACATCCACAACACATTGAAGAAATGGACAAATTAGTGGATAAGATAGCAAACGCGAAAGACAAATTAGTAACAATCAAAGAATTTTATAAATATAATTAATTATGGCGATTAAGAAGAAAGATTTTAAATCTATTAAGGAAAAATTTTCCACTTCAGCAAAATACAAACCTCAAAGATATTTTGATTTAGGTAAAGAATTTTTAGACGCAGTGGGATTACCAGGTCCGGCTATAGGACATTTGAATATGTTACTTGGTCATAGTGATACGGGAAAAACAACTGCACTTATAAAAACTGCAGTTGACGCTCAAAAGAAAGGAATACTACCTGTTTTTATTATAACAGAACAAAAGTGGTCATTTGAGCATGCTAAACTTATGGGTTTACAGTGTGAAGAAGTTGTTGATACAGATACAGGTGAAATGGATTGGGATGGTTTTTTCATTTTCAATAATAATTTCAATTATATTGAACAAATTACAGATTACATTAACGAACTACTGGATGCTCAAGAAAAGGGTGATTTAGAATATGATTTATTATTCTTGTGGGATTCTGTTGGTTCGGTTCCTTGTAAAATGACATTTGAAGGTAAAGGTGGTAAACAACATAATGCTTCAGTTTTGGCGGATAAAATAGGTATGGGTATTAATCAAAGGATTTCAGGGAGTAGAAAATCAGATTCTAAATATGAAAATACTTTAATTATTGTTAATCAACCTTGGGTAGAATTACCTGATAATCCATTTGGTCAACCAAAAATTAAGGCTAAAGGTGGTGAGGCTATTTGGTTGAATTCATCTTTAGTATTTCTTTTCGGAAATCAAAAAGGAGCTGGTACTACAAAAATAACCGCAACCAAAGACAAAAGAACTGTAAAGTTTGCAAGTAGAACTAAGATATCAGTTCTTAAAAATCATATTAATGGTCTTGGATATGAAGATGGTAAAATTATTGTAACACCACATGGATTCTTACCGGGTAAAGATGCAACTGAAGAAAAATTATCAATTGAAAGTTACAAGAAAGATTACGCGGACTATTGGAAAAATATTTTAGGGGTTGATGGTGAATTTTCTTTAAAAGAAGAATTAGTTGAAGAATAGTATTTGAACCAATAAATTATAAAAATTGAAAAAAACATTACTTATTGATGGAGACAATTTATTTAAAATCGGTTTCCACGGGGTAAGGGAGTTCTACCATCAGGGAGAGCATATTGGTGGTGTTTTTCATTTCACTAATACTGTCCGAAAGGAAATAGAACAAAACAATTACGATAAAGTTATTGTATTTTGGGATGGAGCGGAAAACTCTTGTAATAGAAGAAAACTCTACCCAAAATACAAACTAAATCGTAGGTCAGAAATGACTGACGAAAAGTATAATTCATACTTAAAACAAAAAACAAGGGTAAAACAATATTTGGAAGAAATGTTTGTTCGTCAAATTGAAGTTGAACAAAATGAATCTGATGATTTGATTGCTTATTACTGTCAAATATCAGAAGAAGAATCCAAAGTTATTTATTCGTCTGATAGAGATTATTTACAACTAATATCAGAAAGTATATCTGTATATTCACCATCTAATAAAACAAAATATAAAAAGGGTGATAAAATAAAAATATACGAATACGAAATACCACATCAAAACATTAAAACTTATAAGATATTATCCGGTGATAAATCAGATAACATTGATGGGATTTATCTATTAGGAGAAAAAACAATAGTTAAATTTTTTCCTGAGATACTTGAAAAAGAGGTTTCCGTTTCCGATATTTTGTTAAGAGCCGATGAAATTTTTAAATCAGATAAAGACAATAAGGTTATTCAAAATCTTCTAACAGGAAAAACAAAAGAAGGGATTTATGGAAATGAATTTTTTGAAATTAATGAAAAAATTGTGGACTTACATAACCCATTAATAACAGATGAAGGAAAAGAAATGGTTGAATTACATTATTCTGAAACATTAGACCCTGAAGGAAGAAATCATAAAAATTTAATTAGAATGATGATGGATGATGGGTTCTTCAAGTTTCTCCCAAAAACGGATGATGCTTGGGTAAATTTCATCAGACCATTTTTAAAGTTAACAAGAAAAGAAAAAAACAATTACAAATCAAAAAAATAAAAAAAATGAAAGAGCAAGAAGTAACAAAAATGGAACTTTTATTGACAATTAATGACAACATTGTTGTTCAAAGATTTTTCAATGTTAAAGGATTCAACCCAAAATCTAAAAGTTCAATTGAATTGCATGAATACATGCAAGATGTGGTAGATTATCTACAGAGTGAACTTAAAACAAGAACTATTGATTATATGTTGGAAAATTCCTATCAAATTATGGAAGACCCAACCATACTCAATACTGATAGGACAAACGGACCTGAATTATTTAACATTTATTTAAAATGTGAAGATAAAACTTTTTATCATTGTCAATTTGACAGCAAGTTATATCCGCCAAAGGTAAGATACACCGTTGATGTACGTTCAGGACTAAAAAACATTCTGTCAACATTAACTGACATAATGTCATCCAAAAATTTAACTTACAACTTCTTGGATGTTACTTTGGTTTAAAGATATTTATCATAAAACAAAACTTATATGACTTCTGACAAAAATTTTAACTATTTAGGCGAAACTTTTCAATTACAATTAATCAATCAAATTCTATTAGATAAAGAGTTTTCAAACTCAATTGTCGATGTCATTGAACCTAACTATTTCGAAAACAAATACTTCAAGATTATCATTCAGATGATTAAGGAGTTTTACAAAAAATATGAACATACTCCTTCATTTGAAACATTAGAACAGGTTGCTAAATCTGAAATCACACAAGAAATAGCACTTAAAATAGTTTTGGATACTATTTTAAAAGTAAAAGATGCTCCATTCGAAGGATATGCTTTTGTTCAAGAAAAGGCTTTAAAGTTTTGTAAGCAACAAGAATTACAAAAAGTAATGTCCAAGGCTCAAAAGATTTTGGATAATGGTGAATTTGAAAATTACGATACTTTAGAAGGGATGATTCGTGAAGTGTTACAAGTTGGTAATGTGGAAAGGGGAACTGAAGATGTGTTTCAAAACTTGGATGAAGTATTAAACGAAGATTACAGACACCCAATTCCTATTGGAATCGCGGGTATAGACAAATTATTGAAAGGTGGTTTAGCTAAAGGTGAAATTGGTGTAATACTAGCACCCACAGGTGTAGGTAAAACAACTGTTACAACCAAAATAGCTAACCACGCTTTTAATATGGGATTCAATGTACTTCAAATCTTTTTTGAAGACAACCCAAAAATTATACAAAGGAAACATTTTACATTATGGACAGGAATTGCCCCTGACCAACTACAATTACATAAAGAAGAAGTTCTTGACAAAGTAAAAGAAATTCAGAACAATGCAAAAAACAAATTAATTCTCAAAAAACTTCCATCTGATACATTAACTATGAATCAGATAAAGAATCAACTAAGAAAAATGATTGCCGATGGTATTAACCTTGATGTTATTATTTTGGATTATATTGACTGTGTTACGCCTGAGAAAGCTCTCGAAGATGAGTGGAAATCAGAAGGGTCAGTAATGAGAGCGTTCGAATCTATGTGTCACGAATTAAATATTGCGGGTTGGACGGCAACACAAGGAAACAGAAGTTCTATTTCTTCTGAAGTTGTTACCACAGACCAAATGGGCGGTTCTATCAAAAAGGCACAAGTTGGTCACGTAATTATAACCGTAGCAAAAACACTACAACAAAAAGAAATGAATTTAGCGACTATTGCAATCACAAAATCAAGAATTGGAAAAGATGGTGTGGTTTTTGAAAACTGTAAATTCAATAATGAATTATTAGAAATTGATACTGAAAGTTCTGTTACATTCTTAGGTTTTGAAGAAAAGAAAGAAGAACAACAGAGAGAAAGAATCAAACAAATATTAGATAAAAAGAAACAACAACAAAATTAAAATTAAATATGGAAAAGATATTAGTACAAAATCCAAACAGATTTGTGATATTCCCAATAGAACATAACGATATATGGGAATATTATAAACAACACCAAGCAGCTTTTTGGACTGCCGAAGAAGTTGACCTGTCAGGGGATATTAGAGATTGGGAAAAATTAACAGACAATGAAAAATATTTCGTTAAAAATATATTATCATTTTTTGCTGCATCGGATGGTATTGTTAATGAAAATTTGGCAGAAAACTTCTATCGTGAAGTACAATATCCTGAAGCCAAATTTTTCTATGGATTTCAGATTGCGATGGAAAACATCCATTCATTAATGTATTCGTTGTTAATTGATACTTATATATCAAATCCAAAAGAAAAGGAAGAATGTTTTACCGCATTAGAACACTTGCCGGCAGTACAGAAAAAGGCTAAGTGGGCTTTGGATTGGATTAAGAATTCGTCTTTTCAGGAAAGATTGGTAGCGTTTGCCGCGGTTGAAGGTATATTCTTTTCAGGGTCATTCTGCTCAATTTTCTGGTTGAAATCTAGAGGAATTATGCAGGGACTATGCAACGCTAATGCTCTTATATTTAAAGATGAAAATTTACATTGTGATTTTGCAATACATTTATTAAATAACCATATTGAAAATAAACCATCCGAAAAACGAATTAAAGAAATCTTATTTTCAGCTTTGGAAATTGAAAAAGAATTCATCACTGAATCATTACCTGTTTCGTTAATTGGTATGAATCAAAACTTGATGAAACAATATTTGGAGTTCGTTGTTGATGGTTTGTTGGTTAAATTCGGTTGTAAAAAACATTTCAATGTAGAACAACCATTCAAATTTATGGAACAAATTGC